TACAGGTTGTCCAACATCTGACGAGTAATCGTGGTCTTAATCTTCTGGATGTCCACAACCCTGTCTGCAAGGCTATGCCCGAAGAACTTGTGGGGCATGGGGATTGGGCAGATTGAGCAGAACGGGATGAAGTCTGCTTCCTCGTTCTCTAGGATTGTGCCGCCAGCGTAGAACACCCTGCGTAGTTCGGCAATGCCGTCCTCGTCGTAGTCTGTCCTGATGTAGCACTCGAACGTCTCAATCTCGTCCATGCTGGTATCGAGGCTAGGGTCGTCTGGCTGCTCGCCGTTAGGGAACCGCGCCACCCTCTCAGGGGTAAACGTCAGGTCGTCGTAGGCGGGCAGAGCGTCAATATCATCGGCCTTGAATCACATGCTGATTAACTCTGAACGGGTCGTGAGCCTACGGTGAGCCACAAACGGGGCATCCGCAATCCGGCGGGCCTTCTTGGAGATTAAGAACTCCTCGGGCGGTACGTTCTCGACCTTGACCGAACCCTTCTTGTCTATCTTCTTGACCGTTACATCGTAGGCAAACACGGGCTGCATCATAGGAGCCGGTGGGGGGAGTCCTTGAGCCATCGCTTGCTGAACCGCCATAGGGTCAACAGGCATGGGCACTTCACCAATCTGTGTCTGCTTTTGCTTGACGACTTCCATCTGCCCGTCGGAGAGCAACATGGTCAGTTCTTCCTCGGAGAGGTTCTGATACTTCTCCTTGTCAACCGAGGTCTCGTCGTTCCACCAGACCTTGATTACGCCGTTCTTTTGCAGGAGCGCGTCCTTGAACCAAGTCTGGAATACCTCGAAGCCTGGGTTGTCGTTCATCAGCACCCAGTTGCAATACTCGGTGGCTTGCTTGGCCTTCTCCTCGTCGCCGGGAGCCTTTGGCTCAAACCGTACAACGTCGTCGGACTGTGTAAATACACGCAGGAGTTGTGGCAATGCACCATCTACGGCCTCTGCTACCTCGCCTGTAACGATGGTGGAGCGACCCTCTACCTCGTTGCCGTAGGGTTCGCGGTTGTACGCCATGAGCGAGTCGCGGCGTTCCTCTACGGTCTCGGTATTGATATAGCCGAGAGCGTTGTCTATCTCGTTCTCAATGATGGCTTGTAGGTCAAATTCTTGCATTTAGACAATCCATTTCGTATTCACGTTAAGCGGTTTAGCCCAAGTCGAGGTCGTATTTAAGCCCACAGCGAGATACCTAAAGGCATCCGAAGCGTGGCTTGACCAATCATGCAGGGGCTTGTCGTAGAAAACATTGCGCTTCTCATCGTACTCTCGGCGGTAGTTGCGTAGTGCATCTGTGCCTTGTTTAACTCGTGGATGGAAGTAGCAATTAGGTAGAAACCTTCTAACGGCTTGTATCCCATCATCGACTGACATTCTGGGGCAGACGGTAATGTTGAGTCCGAGGTTTTGCAGGGCTTCTTTTCGGCTCTTTCCTGTCCCCAACTCGCGTACCTCGACATCATGGGGAAGAATATGCTCGGCATTTGTGTATTCATTGTTGCGTATCCAATTCACATACCAGTCTAAGCCGACTCCGTGGTTCTCCACGAAATCAAGTAGCCTACGCTCTTGCCCCGCAATTTGGCAGACCCAGATAGCCGTCGAATCACCAACGCCCAAGTCCCATGCGGTGTAAGTTTTGCATAAATCATCCCGCGCAAATTCGTTGAATCTTTCCTTTGGCAAGCCGTTAAGCGTAGCAGCGTAATACGCGCCCTCAACCGGACTGTCAAAGGAACACTCGAACTCTTGGGCATACTTATCATCACCCATTTCTTTCTTAGCAGCGAGCAGTTCCTCTTTTGCAAGTATGTTCGTCTGCGAAGCCCTGAACTCCAGTAACTTCCACTCTGGCTCTTTCTCTGCTCGGTCTCTAAAATCTTTAAAGTGGTTTGCACCCTTTGGCGTTCCTAGAAATAGCGCCCAACCCATACGGTCTGCGAGAGCAGGACGAATAATCTCGTTCCATATCTTCGGGTTCTGGTCGCCAATCTCGTCCAGAATAACGCCATCGAAGTATTGGCCTCGCAAAGAATCGGGGTTGTCTGAGCCATAGAGTTGTATTCTCCTGCCGTAGAAGTCTACACGCAACTCCGAGATGTTTGCCTCGGCTTTTAGTGGTCTCGTGAAGTTGCATAGGTAGTCCCACGCAACCCGCTTGGCCTGTCCGTAAGTCGGAGCAATGTAGGCAAATCTTGGGTCTGGCTTGTCGCATTGCAAGGAGGCGTGGCACGCCTTTTCAGGACTCTCCGCTGCGACCTTTGTGAGCCACTCAGCGAAGTTCTCTGCGTTGTCCTCAGCCATCCTAGCAATGGCCTCTCTGACCGCCGCTGTGGACTTGTTAGGCGTTCCTGGTGGCCTTCCCTTGCCAGCGTTAGGCGGGAGCTTGCGTTCTGTAATTTCACCTACTTTACTGATTTCCATGTCCGAATCCTTAGTGGTTGTTCGGTATAACTGTGGTAATTATACAACTATTCTTCTTCGCTGCCTAGCAGTCCTAGTGCGGGGCTAAATGGAGCCATACCCCTGAGAATGTTTTTGCTTTCTTTAGAGAATGTACCCACATTGCCTGTCGCAGACTTAACTTGGTTTTCTTCAAACGGAATCCAAACTGTGTGAGGCGTACCGCCAGACTTGCCTCCAATGTCCTTAATTCCATCAAATCCTTCTGCTTTTAGGGTATTCGAGACCCAATCTGGAATAGATGTCCAAACCATTGATGACTTGCCAGCCGCCATATCTTCTTTAAGTTGCTCAATCCATTGTTGCGGGTCTCGCCTTCTTTTGTCCCATTGGTCTGAGCCGCCGCCACTTGGCTTTCTTTGTTTCTTGGCGTTGTATTCCAATGCGTATAAGGTTCTTTCGTCAATGTTTGACGTATCCAATGGGTTTTTGATGTCCAAATAGGTTGGGTAAACCGCTGGATAGGTTGAAGTTGGGAAATCTTGCTCAAAACCTTTTACACCAATTGCTTTTAATACATCGCTAAATTGTTCTTCCCTACCAAATAAAGTACCGCTTTCAAGCCACAATTTGTTAGCCAATTTCAATGGATTACCACCGGCTTCTCTTGGGTCTTTAAGCATAAAATCGAATGTTTGGTCACTGACTAACCCTTCTCCAATGACTATATTCCCTTGCTCGTCTTGCCCGACCCTACGCAACTTGTCCAATACATCTTGCTTCTCTTGTTGGGACATTCTTGCCCCAACTTGGTCAAGATTTAATGTAGACCTACCTTCTTTTTTCTTAAACCAACTAGAGTAATTTGTATCTTCATATGCAAGGCTAGTGTCTTGTTTGCCTTTTGCATAGCTACTAGCAAGCTCTGGATTGTCTGTAAAAAACGCCATAGGCCCAGACGTAGCCCTACTTTTTCTGAACTGAGTTCCAATTCTGTCTGGACGCTGTGTCCCGTGATACACAACTAGTGGAGAACCATCTTGGTTTACGACTTTTGAGGCAACTTCTGGGTTTGCCTGCCAATCCCCAAACCAATTTTTGAAATTTTGTGATTCAACAGCAGGAACTTGCGTTTCTAACAGGTTTTGGGTTTTAGGTGCTACGGCTTGCATAAACGGCATAGCGGTCTCTTGTAAGACCTGTGGAGCCGTTGCCTGTGGGTTGCCTGTAATCTGCCTTACGAGTGCGTCTGCCGCCCTGTTAGCCTGTTCTGTGGTGATGTCGCCTACCCTGCCAACAGCTCTCGCGCCAGCCATCGGGTTTATAAGTCCAGCCATCACCCTGCCAATGGTCTCTGGGGCAGAGCCAGTTGGTTGTTGCGATAGACCTAGCCTAGTTGCTGCGTCTATAAGTTGTGCGCTACCGCCAAATGGTCTATCGGTAGAAATGTAATTTTGGTCTGTGCCACGGATTTGGTTTACAAGGTAGTCAATCCCTTGCAACGGCAGGTTTCCAATGTCGGAGGCAGCCCCAGCCAAGTCCATTGGCAAATAAGAAACGCCGCGACCAAAGTCACGGAGGCTTCTGCCTACGCCGGATAAGACCGCCGGAAAGTCCTGCGTGTCCTGTGGGAGGGTGGGATAGAACATCCCATCATACGGGTACGCCACTTACAGTCCTAGTTTTGCGCGAATACGGCTGACGAGTAATTTAATGTCTGACCACAGGGCTTGTAACTTATCCATATCAATCCTTCTTGAGTATGACTTGCAGGGCATCTACGGCACGAGGGGTACGCAAGACAGTTTCTTTTGAAATCTTGTTTTCTAATAATTCGTGTCCTAAGTCTGAGAGTTCAAACCCCATCTGCGTGCAGGTGAACTTCTCCTCCCAGTTTAGATACCAAGCCAATCTGTGTAATATAAGAATGAGTTTTCGTTAAACGCTCTTACATGAGTCGGGTCTTGCCACGCCCCTAGACTTAGGTCGTATGGCACATGGATGTGCATCTCGCCTCCCCGCTTTAGCAGGTGTAGGCAGTTAGTCATAGCTTTTACTAGGTCTGGGATGTGTTCCAAGACATCGTTGGCGATAATCTCGGTAAACATTCCCTTTTCTACGGGGAACTTACCCAAGCGGGTGTCTATCACCTCTCCCCACGGGACTTGTGTAATGTCTAGCACCCAATCGGGCTTCTTCTGCGGCTGAATGTCAGCGTTTATGCAGTCCTTGCGCCAATCTTTGCCTGACCCAAGGTTAAGTTTTACGGTAGACAACTATGAAATCCCCCCAATGGTTGTCTAGTAACTTTGTGTACTCGAC